CGGGGACCCGGGGCCCGTAAGGGACCCGATTTCTAAATCTTCTGCGCGTGCTCTCTTTGCATGTTTCCATGCTTTGAGAACAAGACTCGCATTGGATCTAAGTATCAGAACCGACCTGCGTTGCTTTAGGGCCAGATTTACATCTGGCACTGTATGCAACATCGGCATGCTAGCGACCCAGTCAAGGTCGAAAGCTTGGTATTCGTGCTTTAATTGGAACATTGTACGTAACCTAGAACTCGTAAGAGCTCTAAGTACGTGCCATGCTCCAATGATCGGCACTATACTCGGTGATAGGGGTGGTCCGTCTGTACCAGAATCCTTAGTTAATCGTCGAGGCAGAAAATGAAGGGCTTTCGCCCATTCACTATCTTTCTCAACGATGAACTCAAGTTCCGTCTTTAGTTTCTCTTCGAGGATTTCTAAAAGAGATGATCTGAAAATTTCACCTCCTTTAGGAAAACAAGAGAGAGCCGACAACGCACTAGCTCTTTCGAGCCCTGTGCTTAATGTTAGCGTTTCTTTAATAGGAAACAACCAAAGTACATTCAATTGTTCTTTTGTAAAACTATGTTTTATTTTAAGAACTTTTGAAAGGGACATTAACAGACCGGGTGGATCCCCATGAGGTATATGCCAGCCATGTCGTACCATTGTACGCCAGAATTCAATAAGCTCCGGAATTGATTTCAATTCTAGTAAGCCATTGCAAGAAAATCCTGTGACTTCCTTTCCGTCACGAAAGTGACGTGAAGCGAACTCACAGAAGTTTTCTGAAACAATGGACTTATTAGGAGAGAATTCTACTCCTAAGGAGCTCATTATTTCCTGGTAGTACTTTGCGACTTCATGGTTTCTTATCACTATGTCATCTCCGAGAATCCAGTATGAATTAAACCTTGCTTTACCAGCAAGTTTTGATGCATAATAGACTATCAAATGGTGACATAGAGTGAAGATAGCCCAAGAGCTGTATGCCCCCATAGGTTGGCCTGTCTTGTAAAAGACTTGACAACCTTTGAGGTCGTACGGGTAATGGGTTAGCATATCGACCCATGCTGCTGCGTGAGCTGGAGTAGTCAAGAACGCGACTACCTGTTTCTGTAAAGAAATAGGGAATCGGTCCGTGGCATCCTTCAGATCAAAGCAGTAGTATGGGCCACTCATCTTTCCTTGAGAAAACGACTCTTGATTAAAGGTCATATCAGACTGAAATCTTCCAAGAAGCGGTAAAACCGCATCATGGAAACATTTCAGTACTGTTTGTGTCCAATAATCTAGAATCGCAACTAATCTCGTTTTACCTTCCTTATCGCTGATTGGAAGTAGCCTTCTCAGGCTACCACCGACTGGCGGTTTAGGCAGATCTAACTTGATTAGGACGCTGATATAGTAACTAATGGTGTTACCACCAAAAGTTTTAATAGATTTTAGGAGAGTTGGAAAATCCCTAAGGATAACCAATTCTTCTAAAGCCTTAACTGTAGCAGGACCTCTCAGGGGGGATGATTTAGTGGATAGATGATACTCAGACCATTGCGGTATGAGAGACCCACGCTTGATATTTGCACCATCAAAGAAAGTTTGCAAAACTTCTTCCGGTAATACGGC